ATCGAAAAATGGAGCGGAGCGACTTCCTTATAGGAGCGCCCCGCTCCGGTATTTTAGCACGGAGTGCGCAAAGGCAAGACAGCTCCTGCCTTGCCGTGCCTATACACCTTTGTATACATCCACTTGTTAATTAAGCGAAGCCCCTAGTTGTGTGCGAAGCAAATCCGAGTTATCCTCTCGGATTCTCCCTTTTCTTGTCTATAAACGCACAACTCACACTCTACGGCACAATCTAAAAAAAATAGCTTTTTCTTTGGATTTATGGAAATAGTCTGTATCTTTGCTCCCAGTTAGAAGTTACAGCTATTATTAACATTTTAAAATTCTTACAATTATGCAAAAGTTTATTATTTCAGTTAAAGACAAAAACACTGGCCGTGATGTTTTATCGCCTTATATTGTCAATTCTCTCGATGGTCTTGGAGATTATTCTGAACGAGTTTCTCCGTTGGGTCTTATTGTTATTGTGGATTCGATTAAAGAAGAAAACAATTTTGTTGAACTTAAAACTCAAAACGATGAAAAGTAGTAATATTTGGAAAATTGTAATTGGTGCTGTTTCTGCTGCTCTTGGTTATATACTTAATGCCATTGGACTATGAATTATACTCTTATGCATTTTCTTGAGTACTTGTTGTATTCTAATGCCCATTTTTCGATAACTAGCGCTAGGCGTACTCCTGAACAGAATAAAGCTTGCAATGGTGCTCCGAATTCTCAGCATCTTGTAGGTGAAGCTGTTGATATTAAGCCTTATGGCTCTACTACGTTTAATAAGTTGCTTGAAAAGATTCATTTTTTCTCTGATAATGTTTCGCCATTTGACCAACTTATCATATATCCGACGTTTATTCATGTTTCGTTCTGTTCGCGTAATCGTCGACAGGTAATAGATAACCGTAAATAAATAATTATGAAATTTTCTCCCGATTTGCTTAAGGCTGCTGACCATTGTCAGCATCGTTCATTTATCACAAATAGGTATAATGGTGCACGTATTGCGGTAGATTGTGGTCAATGCGATTATTGTATTCATAAGAAAGCTCAAAAAGCGTCCATGCGCGTGAAGACCGCTGGAAGTGCCTTTAAGTATTCTTATTTTGTGACGCTTACGTATGATAATGAACATATTCCTCTATTTAATTGTAAAGTTCTACATAGTGAATATGAGGACGTTGTAGGTATTTCGGGAGATATTCATTTTGGCCATGAATATCATAAATATATCCCTGTTTCCGAATATCAATGTGATGATAACTCCATGTTGCGTCATATACTCTTCGAGCAAGTACAAGGCACAGTGCCGTTTGATCGTGAGATTAAGGAATATGCTCCTGTTAGGGATAATTGGTTTCTTAGTATGGATGCTATTCGTAGTTTTATCTATAAGACGCAGTCGGTTGACAAAACGGATTATCCCGTTTCTGAACAATATGGTCGTGATAACCTTATTCCCTTTTTGAACTATGTTGATGTCCAGAACTATATTAAAAGATTACGTAAATATTTATATAAACAATTAGGTTCTTATGAAACGTTACATTTCTACGCTGTCGGTGAGTACGGCCCTGTCCATTTCCGTCCGCATTATCATATCTTATTATTCACAAACTCGGAAGCAGTCTCAAAGGTATTACGATACTGTCACGATAAGAGTTGGAAATTCGGTCGTTCAGATTTCCAGATTGCCCGAGGTGGAGCTTCTTCATACGTTTCGAGTTACGTTAATAGCCTTAGCTCTGCTCCCTTATTATATCGCTCATGCCGCGCGTTTAGACCCCGCTCGAGAGCGTCTCTCGGATTCTTTGAGAAAGGTTGTGATTTCGTGGAAGGTGAAGATTCTTACGCGCAGATTGAGCAAAAAATCGATTCTGTCGTTAATGGAAGAATCTACAACTTCAACGGCCTTAGTATTCGGTCAACTCCCCCCATGTCGTATATCCGTACCTTATTGCCCCGATTCTCGTCTGCTCGCCATGACGATAGTATTGCGATTGATAGAATTATTCGAGCTGTTGCAAGTGCGCCAAAAAGAATGGCAAGATTCGGTATTATAGATTATGATTCCGATTCTATTCTTTCTATTGTTCGTGCTTATTATCAGTATCTTACATTAAATCATCACCTAACCAATGAAGATGAAATTATATTACATAATGCTCGGTGCCTTACTAGGTTCTGTAACAGTTCTTCTGATGTCGATATTGAATCTTATCTTAATAAGTTGTATCGATTATTCCTTTATGTCAGTAAGTTCCTTAGAAATTGGCATCTTCCTTCCATCGGTGGCGATCTTGATCCTTATGCCAATCGCATTATGTTTATCCTCAAAACTGGAATAGAATATGAAAAGAAAGCGGATTATGTACGAATGTGTGATTCGTTGCGAATACAACAGACTTTGCCAGCCCCTATGCTTCGGTATTTCTATTTACCAGCCGAAGGATGCGAAATGGCGACCATTGGTATCGGAGAAGACGGAGAATATGCAGACGGATTTATTCGTCCCGTTAAGGAACAGATATGTGTTCCGTTTGATGACCCCCGAATCCCATCTCTCGCGGCTTGTAATTACATCAAATTCGCGAAACCCGATACAAGAAGTTCCTATGATAATGGGCAAAGTAGCGACTTACAAAAATGTCTTGATTTCCGTGCTGCTGCCTTCTGCCGTGATATGATTAAGCATAAGAAGCTTAATGATGCTAATAATATTTTTAACCGTATGGTTTAATTCTAAATATTAATTAATTATGAGTGATTTTAATCCTTTAGACCGAGCTAAGATTCCTGTCCATCGGTCTTCCTTCGACTTGAGTTCGAAAAAACTGTTTACAGCCAAAGTTGGTGAGATTCTCCCCTGTTATTGGCAGATTGCTATTCCCGATACTAAGTATCGTATTTCGTCTGACTGGTTTACGCGTACTGTGCCTGTTAATACCGCTGCATATACTCGTATTAAGGAGTATTATGATTTTTACGCTGTGCCGTTACGTCTGATTTCCCGTGCACTTCCGCAGGCATTTACTCAGATGACGGACTATATGACTAGTGCTTCTAGTTCTACCTCGAATACGACTGCCCTTACTTCTGTGCCTAATGTAACTCAAAGTCTTTTAAATGTTTTTTTTCAGACGGCTAATTCTGGCGATAGCCCTAATACTCGTGATGATGCTGGCCTTCCTATCGTCTATGGTTCTTGTAAATTGCTTGATATGCTTGGCTATGGTTCTATGATTGCTAGTTCTAATACAGGTAAAGCTGCTATTACTCAGAAATATCTGGGCGTTGATAGTCTTGGTGATGCTGACAATCCTTTGGTTTATCAGAGTTCACAGACAGTCAATGCTCTTCCGTTCCTTGCCTATCAGAAGATTTACTATGATTTTTATAGTAATTCTCAGTGGGAAAAACATAAGGCCTATGCCTATAATGTAGACTATTGGTCTGGTAGTGGTAATATTTCATTGGTTACGGATATGATTCAACTTCGCTACGCTGACTATCCTAAGGATTACTTTATGGGTATGCTTCCTTCTTCCCAATATGGTTCGGTATCTTTACTTCCATCTACTTATCGTTCTACTATTCCTTCTAACTCACTGTTAAAAACGGATCAAGGGTTAGTGGTTCAATCTCAGAGCACTGGTAATTCTGTTGTGTTAGGCGGTTCTTCTACTTCTGTTGAATATATTCGTCTTAATTCCGATTTATCTGCTCTCTCAATCCGTGCAACGGAATACCTTCAGCGTTGGAAAGAAGTAGTCCAATTTAGTAGTAAGGATTATTCAGACCAGATGGCTGCCCAATTTGGTATCAAGGCTCCCGAATATATGGGCAATCATGCGCATTATATTGGAGGCTGGTCTAGTGTAATCAATATTAATGAGGTAGTTAATACCAATCTTGATACTGATTCTTCGCAGGCTTCTATTGCCGGCAAAGGTGTTTCTAGTAATTCTGGCCATACTCTTACTTATGATTGTGGCGCTGAGCATCAGATTATTATGTGTGTATATCATGCTGTGCCTATGTTGGATTGGAATTTGACAGGTCAAGCTCCTCAGCTGACTGTGACTGCTATATCTGACTTTCCGCAGCCCGCGTTTGATCAGCTTGGTATGCAGGCTGTTCCTGCCCTTAACCTCCAGAATAATCCCGGTCGAAATGTTTCCGGTTCTCTTGGTTACAATCTTCGTTACTGGCAGTGGAAGTCTAATATTGATACTGTTCACGCCGGTTTCCGTACTGGTGCTGCCTACCAGTCTTGGGCTGCTCCTCTTGATGGTTGGCATGTATTGACCTCTTCTGGTGCTTGGTCTTATCAGTCTATGAAGGTTCGTCCTCAGCAATTGAATTCTATTTTCGTTCCTCAGATTGATGCTACAAACTGTTCTGTTGCATTTGACCAGCTTTTGTGTAATGTTAATTTTCAAGTATATGCTGTTCAGAACTTGGATAGAAATGGTTTACCTTATTAATTGTGTGTCGTTATGAGAAATTTTGCTTATAAAAATCCAGATTATATTAAAAATGAGGTTGTTCCAGAATTGATTGAGGAACATCCGTGTTATCAACAATCTGTATATGATGCAGTTATGTACGATGAATCTCCTGATGGCGATTTGATCCAGTGCGATATGACCCAAATCTTGTTGAATCAGGAGAAATATCGTCGTTTACTCGGTGACATGAACGTTCAGAATATTCTTGCCCAGATGCACCCTACTCAGTCTACTGTTATGGATGGTATGACTGATGAAGAGCGGTTTGATTGTGTCATTTCCCGACATTGTCAGACGATGTCTGAAAGACAAGCTGTTCTACAGCAATTAGCTAGTGAGAAGTCTGAGCTGTCGGCTTATGCCGAGGCTATGTTGGCAGAGACTAAGGCAGCGCCATCTACGGATTCCGCCCCTGCCTCCGAATCATGATGGGTTTGTTTGACGCTATAGCTTCTTCAGCTGCTAACCTTACCGACAATATTGTCGGTATGGTTAATCAGAATCATCAGAATAAGGTTAATCTCCGCATGATGCGTGAACAAAATGCATTTAATGCTGAACAGGCTCAAATTCAACGTGATTGGCAGCAGCAAATGTGGGGCATGAATAACGCTTATAATTCTCCTAGCGCTATGATTTCTCGTGGCTTGAATCCATTTGTTCAAGGTTCTGCTGCTATGGCTGGTTCTAGGTCTCCTGCTTCAGGCGGAGCTGCTGCTACTGCCGCACCTGTTCCCAGTATGCAGGCTTATAAGCCTAATTTTTCTAGTGTGTTCCAATCTCTTGCTTCTCTTGCTCAAGCTAAGGCTTCTGAGGCCGCAGCTGGCGAATCAGGTTCTCGTGCTCGTCAGACTGATACGGTAACCCCTCTTTTGTCGGACTATTATAGAGGTCTTACTAATTGGAAGAATTTGGCTATTGGTTCTTCCGGTTACTGGAATAAGGAAACAGGCCGTATATCTGCCGCTTTAGACCAGTCTACTGAGGCTCAAAATTTGAAGAACGCACAGTTTGCTGAACGTATATCTGCTGCGCAGGAAACGCAAATCTTACTTAATTCTGAAGCCCAGCGTACTATAAACAAATATATGGACCAGAATCAACAGGCTGATTTGTTCATTAAGGCACAAACGCTAGTCAATCTTCAAACTCAAGGTGCTCTTACGGAGAAACAGATTCAGACTGAAATCCAGCGTACTATTCTTGTTTCTGCTGAGGCTTCTGGCAAGAAAATTGATAATCGTATAGCCTCTGAAACTGCTGATTCTCTGATTAAGGCTGCCAATGCTTCTCAAGAATTACAGTATCGTGATAGTACGTATGATTATAAGAATACCAAGTTACGTAAACATACGGAGTATAAAACTTCTATGGCCCAACAGAAAGCCGCCGAGTATGGTGCTGAATTGGTTCGTAAACAAGGCCGTACTCATTATTGGGAATCTGTAGCACGCGGTCTTGGTTCTATTGCTTCCGGTTTTGGTAATGTAATTGGAACTGGTATCCGTTTAGATTCTCGCAGTAGGAGATAACATACTTCAGGACTAGAAGCCTATCGCGGCGTTTGAGCGATATACACCCGCCGCCCGCGTAGGGCCTGATCGAAAAATGGAGCGGAGCGACTTCCTTATAGGAGCGCCCCGCTCCGGTATTTTAGCACGGAGTGCGCAAAGGCAAGACAGCTCCTGCCTTGCCGTGCCTATACACCTTTGTATACATCC